CCTATAAGGGGCGCAAAGATGTGCGCCCCATAGGTGTCTTGGGCAAAACACGGCAAACAAAAGGGACATAAAAATGGCAACGAAAACAAAACGGCGGCGGCCCGATCACATACTAGATCGGGGAGGTGTGGGCGACAGTGTTGCCGAGGCTATCCATCACGCCATCAAGCCACTCGACAAAATCGCAAGCGATGCGGAAACCAAATGGGGATGCGACCGACTGCCTGAGTTGGTCAGCCCGGAAATGGCCTCACGGTTTGGATCGGCAAAGGCAAAACTGGACGCGGCCATTGTTTTGAACGATCCGCAGGAGGTAATTAAACGAGCCGATGTTTTGGCGCGCGGCTGGGCGGCAATGGACACTGAGGCCACGCAACGTGGCAACAAGGCGCTGGTGCCTGACGTTTGGAGCTACACGACCGACGACGGTTTTAAGTGCGCTATTGCGCGATCTAACGCTGACGCTTTCAAAGCAATCAAAACAATGCCAGAGTTTGAAGGTGTCGCGGTTTACTCGCTGGAAGAAGTGGGGCGCATTCTTGAAGCCAATACCCTGCTGAACGTGGTGAAAAATAATTTCCCGGATGCTGTCGTTGAAGACATCCGGCCCCGACTGTCACGGCAATCGCTGGACAGTGACATACCATTTTGAAAGGATGAAAACGATGGATTGGCCCGCAGATAAAATCGAACGGCGCAAAGTGGATGATCTGATCCCGTATGCGCGAAACGCACGGACGCATTCCGACGAGCAGGTGGCGCAGCTTGCAGCGTCTATCAAAGAATGGGGATGGACGACCCCGGTGCTGATTGACGAAGACGGTGAAATTATAGCAGGGCATGGCCGCGTCATGGCGGCGCGGAAGCTGGGTATTGAGGAAGTCCCGACCATGACGGCGACCGGCTGGACGAAGGCGCAGAAGCAAGCCTATGTGCTGGCGGATAACCAGATACCGTTGAACGCTAAATGGGACGACAATATGTTAGCGTTAGAATTAAATGATCTGGAAGAGATGAATTTTGACCTTTCATTATTGGGCTGGGGTGAAAATTTACCAGAATTTGCAGAAATGCCAGATTACTCAGTTCTTGAAGATGAAGAGATGAGCGATCAGTTAGATGAAATGGCATCCGGCGTAAAAAAGGCAATTCAGATTGAGTTTGAATCAGAGCATTACGAAGATGCTCAAGAGCTTGTAAAATTTTGGAGGTCTCAAGGTGCATATATCGGCATGATGCTGGTTGAAAAATTGCGTTCAGAGAAAGAAAAAATATGAAATTAGAACAAGACGAAATAAAAGGCATAAAATTTTGGCACAGAACAGGATTTAGCGACTTCAAAACTTTTGAAGAAGTGATAGGGCGCGGCACTTATTTAAAACGCGGAATGCGGATATTGCCGGGTGAGCGCTGGATGGACTGCGGCGGAAATGTCGGCGCTTTTGCTTTGTTGGCATGTAGCCTTGGCGCGGAAGTGGTTGTGTATGAGCCAGACCCATACAATTGTGAGATGATTGAGAAAAATCTTCAACTCAATAATTTCAACGCAACTATAAAACAGTTAGCTCTAGTTTCTAATGACAGAGAAAAGGCAACATTGTTTATTGGGAACAATAACAATGTTTGGCGAAACAGCATTGTTAAAAAATGGAACAGCATGGGCATCGAAGTTCAATGTGCAAATTTTGACCACGAAGCAAAAGATTTTCAAGGCTGTAAAATGGACATTGAAGGTGCAGAAATGCCTATCCTTGAAGAAACTAAATCTTTGTTTGAAAAATTTGTTTACGAGTGGAGTTTTGACATAGACCCTAGCCTGACAAGGCTTTGGAATGTTCTTGACAAGCAGAAAAACGATTACCGAATTGAGGCCGCTTGGAACTCCATTCATTATCACGATAAATCTTTCGAGAGGTGGCAGCCAGAATGGTTTCCGGCTTGCACAAATGTTTTTTGCTACAGAAAAAATTCTGATGAAAACAATTGATTTAAAGAAAATAGAACATAACGTAAAAATTGGCGACAATTCTAAAGAGTTGGAGCCAACACTGTTTCAAGACAGTTTGTTTTTAGTTGATGGTGAGCCAATAGGTTTTTATCTAGCAAAATTGCCAGATAAATTAGAGAAATTGGTGAACATTTCTAATTTTGAGTTGAACTCAGATAGGGTTCCTAAGTCAGAAATGAAAAGAAGCAGCGGTATGTTTGGGAATGAGGATAAGGACGTTAGCCAATACAGCTGTATCATAGGCAGCGTTCCCCCGAAACCTCACATGCGCCGCAGTTATGCTACTAAAAGTAGTGTTCACGCTGTTCAGAGCGCCAGAACTTTTGTGAAGTCTATGGTTATGGCCGGAGAAGAGGCTTTAAGAATAGTTGAAGACGTTACGCCTGCGGTTTATAAAACCCACCGCGATTCTGTTGAAAAACAAGTACCCGAAAAGTGGCGTTTTGCAAAATTGTTTACGAGTAGTATTAGCAATTGCAACATTGCCTGTGGGGTGCATCAAGACAATTTGAATGTTCGGGGTGCTGTCAACGTAATTATTACAAAGCGTAGAAACGCCAAGGGCGGAAACCTATTCGTTCCAGATTACGGCACTACTTTCAATAGCGCAGACAATTCTATGCTAGTATACCCAGCTTGGAGGAATATGCACGGCGTCACCCCCATAGTGCCAACCCATCCGGGTGGTTATCGGAATAGCTTAGTTTGGTACGCCCTGAACGCCTTCAAGAACTACTAACTGACCGAAACGCTGGTGTGAATTTACCGGGAAAGATGCTATGCTTGAATCTGACAGAACAAAATTCGACAGAAAAAGGGAGGGTTTTTCCCCTCTATTGGCCGATGCCTCGTAAAGCAACAGGAAAACCCAACGGAAGGCCAACCTACAAGCCGACCGAGGATGACCGAAAGACGGTCAGCCTTATGTGCGCCGTAGGCATACCGCATGAAGGCATTGCGCTGTGCATTGGCGACAACGGGATTGACGACAAGACCCTCCGCAAGCACTTCCCTAGGGAACTGGCAACCTCAAAGATCAAGGCTAACGTCCGAATGGGCGGCGTAATCTATAACGCGGCCCTAGCGGGAAATATGACGGCAGCGACTCTCTGGGCCAAGACGCAGATGGGCTGGAAGGAAAAGAGCGAGATCGAACATAGCGGCAAGATCGAAACAATCGAACGGGTTTTTGTTGATGGCAAAATTAACGATACCGACGCCTAAGGCATTTCGGCCCCTGTTTCAGCCGGATTTGCGCTACCTCGGCGCACACGGTGGCCGTGGGTCTGGTAAGTCGCACCATTTTGCGGAGCGCATCGTGGACAGGATGATCGAAGACCCGACCATCCGCGCCGTTTGCATCCGTGAAGTCCAGAAATCCCTGCGTGAGTCGGCATATCGGCTGATAGGCGACAAAATCACCGCTCTCGGTGTTGCCGACCGCTTCAGGGTTATGCACGACCGGATCGAGACGGCGCAGGGCGGTGTGGTTATATTTATGGGGATGCAGGACCACACGGCGGAAAGTATTAAATCGCTAGAAGGTTTCCGCATTGCGTGGGTTGAAGAGGCGCAAACGCTGTCGGCTAAGTCGCTGGAGCTACTGCGACCGACCATTCGCTCGCCCGGATCGCAGATGTACTTCAGCTGGAACCCGCGCAACCGTCTCGATGCGGTTGATAAGTTCCTGCGCGGCGACAACGTGCCAGAAGGCGCGGCGGTGGTGCAGGTCAATTACGACAGCAATCCGTGGTTCCCAAAGGAACTGGAGGCAGAACGTGCGCTCGACCATCGTATGCGGCCCGACCGATACAGCCATATCTGGGAAGGCGACTACGAGCCGCAAGCGGTCGGCGCGATCTGGACAATGCGAGACATTAACGAAGGGCGTGAGCGTGAGGTGCCCAACGATCTGTCGCGCATCCTGATAGCTGTTGACCCGGCGGTATCAAGCCACGAACATTCGGATAGCCACGGTGTCGTGGCGGTGGCGTCCAGCCAATCCGGCCACGGCTATGTGCTGGAAGACGGCTCAACACGCGGCACACCGGAACGATGGGCGCGGCGGGCCGTTGCCATGTACGACCGATATGATGCTGACGGGATCGTGATTGAGAAGAACCAAGGCGGCGATATGTGCCGCCACGTTCTAAACAGCGTCCGCCCCGGCATCAACATCATTGAGGTACACGCGACACGGGGCAAGCACGTCAGGGCAGAGCCTATTAGCGCCCTGTACGCTCTTGGCCGCATCCACCATGTTGGCACGTTTCCGCAGCTTGAAAGCCAGATGTGCCAGATCACGGCGTCCGGTTACGAAGGCGATGGATCACCCGACCGGGTTGATGCTATGGTCTGGGGGTTTACCGAATTGTTTCCAAAGCTGGTCAACAAAAGCAACGAGGTATACCGCCAGCAAGCGGTGGCTGATATGGATTACAACGTGATGAACTACGAGACCAACGACTACCGGGGCCGTCAGGCCGTGGCGATAGGAGATTGACTTGGGCGGAATACCGCAACAGCAGCAACGGTTGCAAAGTGCCGCACCAGCCCCGCCGTCGAATGTGGCCGGTGTCAAATCATCGCTGAAGCTAACGCCGCAGGAAATGCGGATTGTCAAATACCACGATGATACGATTGCAACAGGTATGGTTGGCACGGATGCCGAAGGTCGTCCCGTCACGGTTTACTCCACCGGCATAAAAATACCAGCGGGCGAACCAAACGCCGGTAAATTTGTCTCGGTTCCCGGTTACGACAACGTAAAGAAGAAAATTATGACTGAGGGCGAAGCATACAAACGTTGGAAATCTGAAATAGATTCAGGTCAATGGCCGGTATACAATAGCGGCGAAGAACTGAATGCGCGGTCAAAAGCTATGCATCAGATCATGGATATAGAATCTGAAAAAGCTACCAAGGCGAGGAAGTAGAGCTATGAGCAAAAACATCAAAACCCTGCTGACCGAAAGCTACAGGAAGATGGGCACGTCCAAAGGCGGCAAGAAGAAGTCTAAAGGCAATAAATGATTCGACCCATGACCGCGCAGGACATACCCGTCCTGATTGACATGGGCGCGGCAATGCACGAGGAAAGCAGATATGCGAATCTGGACTTTGATCCTGAGAAGTTGTGGCAGCTTGGCGAGACGATGTTGGGCAATCCTGAAGCGTGGCTTGCGTTGGTTGTTGAACGCAATGGCGACATCATTGGATTTTGTATCGGCTACGTTGCGCCGCATTTCTTCGGCAATGACCTGACAAGCGGCGACCTTGCGATATACGTTGTGCCTGAACACCGGGGCGGCATGATAGGGGCAAGGCTGGTCAAGGCTTACGACGCATGGTGCAGCAAGAAAGGCGTTAAGCAACCGTTGCTTGGCGTGTCGGCTGGGATTACACCAGACAGGACCGGGCAGTTATACGAGCGGCTCGGATACACCGAAAAATACACCATTTACAAAAAACCGACATCTGTGATATAAATCAATTGAATAAATCTAATTTTGAAAGGCTTTAGCTATGGGTGGTATCTTTTCTGCGCCAAAGGCTCCGGCCCCGCCACCGCCTCCGCCTCCACCGCCTGATAAATCAGCCGATGAAGTCCGTGCCGCTGAACAGATGGCGCGTCGTCGCGCTGCTGGCGCACAGGGACGTGCATCCACAATTCTGACTAGTTCAGATGCCGGTGACACGGAGACAGGCGGCAAAAAAACGCTGCTTGGTGAGTAATGGTTGACACCGTTCGCACAACGGCAACGCTGCTTTCATCTCTGTTTCAAGACGGGCAAGCGGCAAACGAAATCACCGCAAACGATATGCGGGATTTGATTGTTTCGTTGCGTCCCAGCTTTGGCGAATGCTCGATGCAGGGCAACGCAACGGCCACAACTATTGCTGTCGCTGGCACTTATTACAAGATTTCTGGGACCACGGCGCTTTCGGGCAATGAGTTGTTGTTTGACAATAACAGCACTAACACCGGGCGTTTGCGTTACATTGGTGCGCCGAATAGGATTGTGTTGTTCAGCGCGTCCATCTCGTTGTCAGCGGCGTCTAATAATCAGGTTTTGTTGCTCAAGGGTTGGCATTACGACGACAGCGGAGCGTCCGGTTCATTGGTGGACGCCAGTCTTGTAAGCCGCAAAGTTACCGCATCTGGAGAACTAGGTGCGGTTGTGGTGCAGGGTAGCGCACTGATGAGCGTAAACGATTACATTGAAATTCATGTTACTAATGAAACATCAACCGCCGCTGTAACGGTCGAAGATTTTAATTTTCAAGCATTTGCACTTCCAACCGTTTAAGGGGTCGGCATGATTAGCCAAGAACAAGTCATCCACCTTGTTAAACGCAAAGGTAAGCTGAAAGCACAACGCGGGACGTGGGAATCACATTGGCAGGATTTGACAAATTTTGTTCTGCCTAACGATTCTGATTTTAATCTGAAACGTTCCAAAGGCGACAAGCGAACCACGCTTGTCTACGACAGCACAGCCATACACGCTAACGAAATGCTTGCTGCCGGTTTGCATGGAATGCTGACCAACCCGGCGTCCAACTGGTTTAGCCTTCGCATCAAAGACAATGATGATTTTTCAGATAACGCTGAAGCAAAGCAGTGGCTTGAAGAAACCACAAATGTAATTCTTTCAGAACTTTCTGCGCCAGCCGTAGCTTTTCCGTCTCACATTCACGAATATTATTTGTCTCTTTGCTCTATCGGCACGGCTTGTATGTTTATTGGTGAGCCAACAAGGCGCGAAGGCATCAGCTTTAGAGCAATTCATATTGATGAAATATTTATTGCTGAAAACGCAGACGGAATTATTGACACGGTGTTCCGTTGTTTCAAGATGAGTGTGCGCCAGATTGTGCAGAAATGGGGAGAAAAGTCTCTGTCTCCGCGCATTCAAAAAATGTATGAGAATCAAGAGTTTGATAAACAAATAGAGTTGTTGCATTGCGTTTACCCGCGTGACGATATTGATAAGGGCAAAAAGGCAGCAACCATGCTGCCGGTCGCGTCGGTCTACATCGATGAGAAAGAAAAGCACGTTTTGGCTGAAGGCGGTTTTGATGAAATGCCTTTTATGGTCAGCCGTTGGTCAAAGACTGTTGGTGAAGTGTTTGGCCGGTCTCCTGCCATGACAGCGTTGCCTGACATCAAGATGCTTCAGGAAATTATGAAGACCACTATCAAAGCGGCGCAGAAAGTTGTGGACCCGCCGCTGCTGGTGCCGGATGACGGTGTATTGGGTCCGGTTCGCACTATTCCGGGCGGATTGAATTATTATCGTGCATCCTCTGGTGCGCGAATTGAGCCTTTGCTTACTGGTGGCAACATTGGCCTCAGTTACGAAATGATGAACGATCTGCGTGAACGCATCCGCACGACGTTCTTTCTTGACCAGTTGCAATTCCAAGGCGCACCTCGCATGACGGCGACAGAGGTTGTCGAGCGCACAGAGCGCACGTTGCGGTTGCTAGGGCCGACTCTGGGACGCCTTCAGTCAGAGTTCCTTGGGCCTATGATAGAGCGCATTTACGGCGTTTTGGTTCGCGCTGGTCGCCTACCGGAGCCACCTGAATCTATTGCAGAGCAAGAACTAAAGATTGAATATGTATCGCCTCTTGCTAGAGCGCAGCGCCAGACTGAGACGCAGGGGATTATGCGGACGCTTGAGTTTGTCGGGCCGATTGCTGGTATCGACCCCCAAGCTGCCCAGATTATCAAAGGCGCGGATACTGTTCGCCACATTGCGGAACTCAACGGCGTTCCGCCAATTTTGCTAAAATCTAACGATGAATTGATGGCAGAAATCCAAGCGCAGCAGGAAGCCCAAGCAGCGCAACA